CTTAAATGATGCTGGTCGCCTTAGCATGAAAAAACTTTTATATCGGTTTACGGTCAAAGAGGTATTAGAGGCGATTGATATAGCTGGACATAGTTATCTTAAATACGTTAGAGACGATAAGGACAATGAAAACTTTAAGTTAGATCATCAAAGCGTCGAAAATGCTTTCTCAAAAATAGGCGGGATTTGTTACAACAGGAGGAAGGACAATGCCAAGAGCAAGGAACATTAAGCCTGGGTTTTTCATGAATGAGGACTTGGCTGATATTTGTCCTGAGGGGCGGCTTTTATTTATCGGCTTGTGGATGCTTGCAGATCGTGAGGGGCGTCTGGAAGACAGGCCTAAAAAAATCAAGGCGGAGATTTTCCCATATGAAAATTATGACGTTGATTCGTTACTCAATGACCTCGAATCGAAAAATTTCATTAAAAGGTATAGCCTAGGCAATGCCAAGGACATGCCTAGGTACATACAAGTCATAACCTTTACACGGCATCAAAATCCTCATCCACGGGAATCAAAAAGTATCATACCTCCTTACAATGAAAACGCTGAAACCGTTGAAAAAACTGAAAGCCATGAAAAGGAATTGCCTAGGCAAGACCTAGGCATAACCAAGGATTTGCCTAGCCATGAAAAGGAATTGTCGAGCAATGCTGAATCCCCATTCTCTGAATCCCCATTCTCTGATTCTCTGAATCCTGATTCCAATGCTGCAGCTAACGCGCGCGCGGAAGTAGTCTCTATGTTTGAGAATTGTATTCATCCAGTCGCAAACGAAATAGAACGTGATTCTTTGATTGCCATGATTGAAGAGGACGGATATGAACTTGTGAAGGACGCAATCAAAGAGGCTGCTGCAAACCGCGGGCGAAGTGTACGGTATATCCAGGCTATTCTTGATCGCTGGCGGAAGGAGGGAAAGCATGGACGAGGTACAGGCTATCGTCGAAAGAATCAAAGAAGCCCAGAAGAAGAAAAGCGAAAGTGGGACAACGAGCCAAACGGCTGGCGATCAGACCTTGCAATCTGACGAGAAGCGCAAGCGGCTTGAATCCTGCGGGATTTACAAGCGCTTCCAGAACGTGACGTTTGCAGCAATCGAGCGCCGAGGCTTGCCGTCTGACAACGTGATACGGGAGAACTACGCACACGTGCAGGACTATGTGGCTCATTTGGCGGAGAATTTAAAGCGCGGATACGGGCTGATCTTGACTGGCGGTTACGGGACTATGAAAACAACGCTGGCCGTGGCTGTATTGCGTTCACATCTTGACGCCGGCGGGAACGGTTTATTTCTTCCGATGTGCTCCATGATGGACAATCTGTTTACGATGCGGGAAATGTCACGCGAGGAATGGGCGCGATATGAGAAGCGCATACGGTCAACGCCGTTGCTTGTGCTTGATGATCTGGGCAGCGAGGACACGGATAAAAGCTGGGTGCGTGCGAAGGCTGACAGCATAATCACGGAGCGCTACAACAAAATGCTGCCGATCATCGTAACAACGAATCTGACGCAGGACGAATTGTTAAACACATATTCCGGGCGTATTGTGGACAGACTGCGAAACACGTCCAGATGCTTGACGTTTGGCACAGGTTCGCAGCGGCGAGTTATGGGAGGACAGGCATGAAAGCGAATCGTGAAGATGTGGTTCAAGCCGCGCTGACTGTTGAGCGGTGGTGCGCGGAAAATAAAGGGTGCATAAATAAAGACCGCATAGATTGTCCATTCGTAGGCAGAAATGGAATGTGTACATTGATAGGTCTGCCGGACGCATGGAATCTTGTAGAAAAACTACGCACAAGGGGGCTGGAACATGAAAAGTGAATTTTTGCATACGCCGGAAGAATACTGGAAAATGTTTCGTGACGGATGCCGTAGCGGAAAGGCTACTTTTAACCTTCCGCATGGCTGCACGGAAGAAGATAAAGATATTGTTCTTGCTTTTTTCTGCTATCTTATGGCGGTTTCTGATTCTCCAGTTGAGGAATTGCCCGCCGATGATGACGACCCATTCTGCCTCGAGGGATACAAATTGATTTCAGTATCGTCGTTTATGCGATTTTATCCGTTTTTCTCAAAGGTTGCGGCGAAAAGGATTTTTGATCGTGGTGTCGAGTTGTTTGTTACGGGCGTTAACCCGCAAAAGATGGACGCAGGATTTATAGGCTCGATTATACCGGGCGCAGAAATATCGTATTCTCCGACGGTAAGTATTGAGGTAAAAGGTAAACGGTTCAAGCACTTAACGAATATCGTTATAGGCTCATGCGTTATAACTCATGGCAAAAGGTCGAAGCGGTATGTGCATCTTGTAAACGACCTTTTCAATTTAGGCGGAGAGCCGCCAAGGGTTAAAGCAATACGACCTAAAGAGGCGTTATTAGTGACGGAGGCACAACATGACGATTGAATTTACAGTACCCGGTCGCCCCGTTCCGATGGCGCGGCCTAGAGTGACGGCGCGGGGAACGTACACGCCGAAGCGGTGCAGGGACTATAAGACGGCTGCGATGATGTTCGCGCGTCGTGCTATGCACGACAGGGAGCCGATTGAAGGCGCGGTTGCGTGCCGAATTGAGTTATATTTCAACGTGCCGAAAAGCTACACGCAGGGGAAGCGTCTAGCGGCAAGGCACAATGTTATAAAGCCGACAGGACGCAACACAGGCGACGCCGACAACCACGCGAAAGCGATATTGGACGCGCTGAAGGGGATTTGTTGGAATGACGATAGCCAGGTCACGCGGCTGATTGTCGAAAAGCGGTTCACCGATACGGGCGACAAGGCGAAAGTGTGGATATGTGAGGATGATAAGCATGACTAAATACCGTCTCGAAATGACCGAGGAACAGGCGCGAAATATTGTAATGCCGGAATTGCGAGATATGAATAGCCTGCACGGTTCGCATGGCGTTTACGCCAAGGAAGAAACAGAATGCCGGAATGTGAGGCGGTGGAAGATGAATAAACAAGAACTAAAACAACAATATCGTGATATGGCTGTCGCAGAGTTGGCAAAAGGGACCAACGAGTATTTGTTTAATTGCGATTGGAAACGGATATTCAAGGCATACTATTTAGACGTTCAGCATAAATTCAGCGAGAGTTACCTCGGAGAAACCACAATTCTCGAAGAATGTAAAGCGGTTGCTGCGTTAAGAGATTTGTGTGACCGATATATCAAAGCGCGGGAAAAAGAGAAAGCGTCAGGGATAAAGAGGTGGAGCGGAAATGCAACGTGACGAGAGACCAGCGACAACGGCGCAAATAGAATATGCGCGGGACTTGATACTCAAACTTGGCTACGATTTGGATTGGTACGACCTCGAAAGCATGACGCGAGGGCAAATTTCGCGGCTGATTGACGAGTTGCGAGACGAGTGGGAGGGCTGATTGTGATAGTCTTTGCAAACGACGAAATTCGAAGGTTTGTAGAATGGATAAGCGATAAAGATATTTCTCCTGTCGAGTTATACGTTGTTCCCGGTTATGATGCGTTGGAAGTTTGCGACGCAGAACATGATGAAACAGTTGCTTTCGGTGTGTATGACCCGGAAAACAAGAGAATCATTGTGCCGGAAGGGATAACGGACGAGGACAAGGCTTTTGTATTGTCGACGATCGCCCATGAATACTATCACCATATTGAGGATTCGTGGGGATGGGAACACGACGATGTCAAGGCGGAAGAATACGCGGCGGAAATGGTTAGTAAATTTAAGAGATAGGAGGGGTGACGATGGACGAACTTAAACCTTGCCCGTTTTGTGGCGGGAAGGCGCGTATCATTTATTGTGGCGACGATCATATACCGCAGGTTAGATGCGATAATTGTCTAGCTGTGATGGGTTGGCACTGTGAGAGTTGGTCGGCCATTCGCGGAGAGTTGTATTTCAAAACGGCGGATGCAGCAATCAAAGCTTGGAACAGGAGGGCTGACGATGGACGTTGAACGTATTTCTGACAAGAATTTATTAGCTTTACAAATGATGACTTGTTCGCACAAAGGAAACCAAGGACTAGGGTTTTATTCTGACGTTTATGCCGCTGTGTCTGAATTGATTGAGCGCAGAGAAGCCGCGGGAGAATGGAAAGGATTGGCTGACGATGGACATAAAGGAACGGATTGACGGGTTGACCGAGCAGGAGGCAAAGACAGCGCTGTTTGAAATAATACAGACAGTTATCGCTATGCACAAAGGTTTTCTATATGAGTTGAAGAAAATACTAAAGGAGGCGCGGAAATGAGTTATGTTCGTGAAGTGTATAGTGTATTAGACCAACGGCGGCGAGAGTTAGACGCGCTTATTTTCTCGCTTGTAGGAATGGACACTGAATGCGGCGGCATGGAGTCATTGGACGACGAAACAAAACGCCGAATTGAAATTGCTCTCAATGAAGTGCTTTTTATAGAGCGATATTCGGTGGAAGAAATTTTAGGGGAGGCGAGGAAATGACAGAGGACGAAATGATGCGTAAATACGCCGCGGCGCACGGGTGCGGCGAAGAAAAACATATTTGTTATTACTGTGGGCGTCCGGCGTATATCCGAAAAATTCTTATTGGTGATGACGATGCTATACATTGGCTGTGCGATGAATGCAACGCCAAACACAATGCCATGCTGGAAAATGCCGATAATAAAAGTGCGAAAATTAACGACGACTACCCACAAGCGCACGAGCCAAACGAGTACAGATACCTTTCCCCCGCATGGCTTGACGAGATCGCGAAGGGGCTGACGGCAGGGCAGGAAAAATATCCGGGCGAAACATGGCGAGAGATACCCGCAAGGGAGCACGCATGGCGGGCGGTGAGGCATTTGGTGTTATACCTCAAGGGCGATAAAGCCGACACGCATTTAATAAATGCGGCTATGCGAACAATGATGGCGTTTGAAACGGACGCGGCAGAAAACAGCACGATTGAATGGGAAAAGCTGATGCGTGAAAAAGGGTGCGGCTGATGAAATTCAAGAAACCGCGCAACGGCCATTTTACGGTTTATTGCTTTGAATGTTTGCACTGGCGTTATTTATATACGCGCGGTTGTGCAAATATTGGAATCTGTAATGCAGTCAGTGACGATATAACGGAACAGGACGCTTATGATAAACCATGCGGGGCGTTCAAAAAACGAGAAAAGGGGTGCGGCTGATGGAGATTTGGGGGATTCCAGTTGTTGTTACGGTGCAAGATGTGTTAAGCCTTGGCGGAATAGCTATTGTTATATGCGCTTTTGTAATTTCCATTCCAATTTTGTTGGTTGCGGAAATTGCCAGGGCATTGTCCAAGCTACGGAAACGCCCTTTTTAGCCGTTTTTATACCATGACACGATAGATTACATTCGGACAATAAAAAAGACGGCGAGAGGGCCGTTTATGGAGGCGAAAAATTTGCAGCGCGAATCACGGGACGCAAACGTGAGAAAAATCGAGTACATGATACGGCATGAAAAGCAGATTGCCGAGGCGGTCGAGGAAGCGAAGCTGTCGCCCAGTAGTAATTTAAGCGGCGAACATACTGGGCATAGTTACATCCCGGACCCGACGGCTTCCCAGGCGATACGCCACGCGGCGGAGGTTCCAAAGGTTTTCGTGGACGGTCGCACGGTCGAGTGGCCGGAGCGATGGCTGAAAGTGATACGCGCGGTCCGAGCCTGGTGCGTCGAGGATTCAATCAGGGGCGAGATATTCCGGCGCCGATACGGAGGGCATAGAAAAGAAAGCCGGTTCCTGACAATGGATTCTCTGCACATAGCGGAGCGCACATATTACAGCGTTCTTGACGATATAAGGGCCTACGCCATACAATGCGCGGCGCAGGCCCAGGTTGTGCGGGTCTTTTAGCTTTTGCCCAGTCTGAATTTAGGGAAAAAAGAGGCGGGATTGCTCCCGCCTGGTTTGGGTTAAGATTAAATCTGCTTCCCGCTCGTGTCTCCGATTACCCACAGCAGCGCGTCAATGTTGCACAGCATTTCCTCTTTATCCTCCGCTGTTCCGATAGTAGCGGCTTTTCTCATAAGCTCGTCGATCTTTTCTTGAATTTCGCGTTCAGTTTTCATGATTCATGCCTCCTCCACTTGTTCCATAAGTTCCGCTTTGTTTTTGCCCCATCCGATTGCCAAGTCCTCAATATCCTTGTCCGTTACAATCCAGTCGTTATCGTTGTTGAGGTCGAGGTCGCCGCAGTCGCTCCAGTTTAGCCGGTATTCTTCTTTGATTAAATACTTTTTCATTTTCGTTTCCCCCTTCGTTTTGCCCAGTCGGCGTTTATGTTTCAAAACGCCTCGTTTCGTTTCTCTGAAATTATATCACGGATTCGTCATAGCGAATAGGAAAATGTGTTTTTTGAGTGTCGCCTGGCTGACCGCTTCCGGGTATGCCGAATAGGCCGGATTTCCCCGGTCGTATTGCGATACCCGCCCGCACTTTGCCCGGCATATTATCAGCTCCGGGATTTTCGCTTCTCCGCTGGTCCGCAAATCGGCAACAAAATTTTTCCCATTGATCTTGACCGTCGCCCGGTAGCCGTCAGGTAGATTCCTGATTGTCATTGCGCTTCCTCCTCTCTTTTGCCCAGTTTCCTTTATGCGCTGATTCGCTTTTGTCCGGCTGCGGCTTTTCCGTCGTAGTAGCCGGTAGACCGTGCGCTCATTGTCGCGCTGCTTCCCTTGATTGCCCTGTAGCGTTCCCTCGTCAAGTGCGGGTAGCGTTCTTTCGTCGCCTGGTTGACTTCATCCGGGACAACCAGAGCGAGGGCGCGGCACTGTTGACCGAGTTCCTCATGGATTGCCTTGATAAATCCGCGGGCGTATGCAAGTTCAACTTCCCGGCAATGTCCATACAATTCCTTCGCCTTGCGCTTTTCCTCTTTGATTCCCTTGTAGATAAGGACAAAGAATGTATTAAACATTTCCTCCCATACTTCCCGATCTTGTTTCTTTCCCATGATGATGATTCGGGGGCGGGCGAAGGTGGTGTCATGTATGCACCGGCAGCAGAGATTTTTCGCTAGGACGTTTGCAAGTTCAGTCTGCCATTGCTTTTGAGTTTCAAACTCCGTCGAGTCAATCTTTTCAAGCTCCGGCGCGGTGACTTCGCTGATCTTGTACTTTGCCATAAGTCGCTGCGCTGCTTTCGCCGCCTCGATTGCCTCCGCCTCGCTTGCTCCGTTCTCTACGGTTTTCTCGAGCAAGGCACGAATCTTTTCCATGATCTTTTCATTGTCTGCCATTTTCAATACCTCCTTAAAATTTTATGATAGTGCTTATTGATTGCGCGGAAAATTGGTTTTATCTCTTTTTCCAGCAGTAAGCCCGTTTTTGCTAAATCGACGCCGTAACAATCTGTAACGGTTACGTCATATTTTGTGGTGATTCCGTCCGGCGTGTCCTCGAAGTGCGGCCGGGTGTAAATTGATACGCTATACATTTTCATCCCCCCTTTTTTGTTGTTGGCCTGCCTCGTCAGTACCGGGAAGGCCGTCCCCCGGTAGACGCCCCGCAGGGCGTTTCGGCTTAGTGTGCGAGCATGTTATAGATAAAATTCGTTTTCGGGTCGGTAATGTCTTTTCCTAGGTAGTAGAGATATTTCCCGCACATTACGCAATAACTATCTTTTCCGTAGTATTTTTCTTTCATTCCTGTTATGTTCGGGTTGGGGCCTGCGTTCGGGAATCCGTCAAGCAGGATTTCATATTTTATTGGTACGCGCTTGGTCTTCATGTTTTCCGCCTCCTTATGCTATCAGGGCACGCGCCCCGCCGCTCTTCAATTCTTCGCTGCCGTACTTCTCGCGAATGTGCGCCATCGTCGCGCCCTTGCCACGGTGATAATGGGCGTCCTCGTCTTTTCTGTAGTACCACATCATTTTCTTTTTCGCCCAACGAAAACGGGCTTCTTTTAAGTTGTCCTTTACGTTTCGCGTGTCTCCGCTTACCCATATCCAGGAGCCGCAAATTTCTATATTGATTCCGGGCAAGTCCATGATCTTCGTTATTGCTTCCCTGAGTTCTTCGTCAAGGTTTAACAGTGCTTCTTTCGTTTGGTATTCTTCGTTGAGCTTCTTCATTTCCTCTTCGCTCCCGCCGTGGTCGGGGTGGATAGCTGCGGCGGCTTTTTTGTATTCTCGCCGGAGTTCCTTTTTTGCTTCCTCGTTTTTGCCGTTTGCCTTGTTGATAAGGTCGGACAGATTGATCATTTTCGCCATTGTGAAAACCTCCTTTTAATTGTGACCGCTAGTCTTGTATATTGCTAGCCTTTATCCTTGGCTAAAGCATATCACAAAAACCTATTACTAGCAATAGGACTATAGTCTATTTCGCAGTATATTTGACAAGAAATATTGCTAGCAGTACAATAAAAAGGGAGGTGATTTTATGGCAAAATATAACCAGGCGCAAAATAGAGCGGTCCAGCGGTACAAAGATAAAGCGTACGATCGGCTAGCCGTTGCAATCAAGAAAGGCAAGCGTGACGAATGGAAGGCCGCTGCGGCCGATCTTGGCTTATCGTTGGCTGGTCTGGTCGTGGCTGGCGTCGAAGAATACATCCAGGCGCATAAAAAATAATCTCTTATTGCAGCAATAAGAAGTCAAAAAACGTGCTACAATGTCCATAGCTAGAATATCCATAAGGAAACCTCCTCTTTATTAACCGCTGATTTTGTCAGCGGTTATTTTTTTTAATCGTTTACAGCCGCTTTTGAGAAAAATAATCTAGAAAAAAGGGCTCCCTTCGGGAGTCTTTTTTTCTAGATTATTTTTCTCAAAAGTAAACCGTTATGCAATTATGTCAACCCGTCTGAAAGGTGGTGTTTACAATGGGACGTGTTCGAGGTATTGGCGCTAGTCCGTCAAGGGCTGAGGAATGGACTTCGCCGGAAAAGCTGGAGGAATTGCGAACAATTGCCGCCCGTGGTGTCACATTGTCCACCATTGCCAAGACGTTAGGCGTTGATCGCTCAACGTTGTTTGATTGGCGTAAGAAATTTCCCGTCATTGACAACGCCCTAAAAATGGGGGCTGATATGGCTGATGATGCTGTCGAGGACGCTTTGCACAAGGCCGCAGTTGAGGGCAATATAACAGCGCAGATATTTTGGCTCAAGAATCGCCGGTCTACTCGTTGGCGTGATAAGCGAGATACAGAAATAAGCGCGGACGGTAGCGGCAAAGTCTCTTTCGAGTGGGGCTCTAAAGCTGACAAAACAGGCGAGGCTGATGCCAAATGAAGATAGTGATACCATATACGCCGCGGTCTATCTGGGCAAGCGTAATACATCCGGCGCTTGATTCTCACCGTTTCGCCGTGCTTGTTTGCCATCGTCGCTTTGGAAAGACTGTCGGCACGGTAAATCAGATGCTCAAACAGGCGCTTTTGTGCAAACGAGAGGCACCGCGCTATGCCTACGTGGCACCGTTTCGCAACCAGGCGAAAATGATCGCTTGGGAATACTTGAAATACTATAGCAGCGTTATCCCGAAAAGAAAGGTTAACGAGTCGGAGTTATACATAGAGCTACCAAGCCAGCACGCCAACAGGAGCGGCGCGAGGATATACATTATCGGCGCCGACCATCCAGACGCCTTGCGCGGCGGCTACTGGGATGGGGCAATACTGGACGAGTACGCGCAGATCAAGAAAGAACTCTGGGACGAGGTTCTCCGGCCTGCTTTGTCTGATCGCGAAGGCTGGGCGGTTTTCATCGGCACGCCGAAAGGGCAAAATCAATTTTACGAAATGTACCAACGCGCCTTGAATGATTCGTCGTGGTTCACGTGTCTATACAGAGTAGACGAAACAAACATTATCCCGCCTGACGAATTGGAGGATATGCAGCGGGATATGACGCCCATGAGCATAAGGCAAGAATTATACTGTGATTTCTCAGCCAGCGCCTCTGACGTTGTAATACCCATTGACCTAGTGAGCGAGGCGGTAAAACGCAAGCTGACGGAGGCGGACGTGGTAGGCGCTCCCGTGATTATCGGCCTTGACGTTGCACGGTTCGGGGATGATTCCACCGTGCTGACCGTGCGTCATGGTTTGCACTGTCATAAACAAGCCGTTTATCGTGGGCTTGACACCATGCAGGCGGCTGATGTGCTGATAAACGCAATTAATACCCACAAGCCCGCCGCCGTCTTCGTTGACGTTGGCGCTATGGGGGCGGGAGTCATTGACCGGGTGAGGCAGCTACACTATAACGTGACAGAGGTCAATTTCGCCGGTTCTCCGCAGGATACGGACCGCTACGTAAATCTACGGGCGGAAATGTATTTCAAGGTCCGCGCATGGTTAGAGGGCGGCGGGGCGCTGCCGAACGAACCGACGCTCAAGAGTGAGCTTTCCGTCGTTGAGTATTCATTCGCCCGCAACGGGAAAATCCTTTTGGAGCCGAAGGCGAAGATTAAGGAAAAAATCGGCAAGTCCCCTGACCTTGCCGACAGTCTGGCCTTGACCTTCGCAATGCCTATCTTTACCCCGTCCAAGTGGGACGCATACCAGGAGGACGACAATCAACATTATGACCCATTGGCAGATTACATGAAGGAGGAATATTGACATGATCAAATTTGACTTACAGCTTTTTGGCGGCCTTTTTGGTGGAGGCGGTGGCGGCGGCGAAACAAAAACGATAGAGGTTGAGAAGCCCGTCTATCAATCCGCGGCTCCTTCGGCTTCGGCCGTCCAGACAGAAAGCGCGACGGACACCGAGAAGCAGGAACAGCGCAAAAAACTTGCAGCGGCTCGCGGCCGTCGCAGCACGACCACGGGCGCGGGAATGAGCGGAGCGCTTACGTCCGGCGGCGTGACAAGTGCGGCGGCGTCTATCACTAAAAAGCTACTTGGTGAGTAATCATGGACGCCCTGATGCAGGCCGTCCTTGCTGATGCGGATTTACTTAAAAAGAAACGGCGTATCGTGGCGCAGATGTACGAGGAGAGACAGCAGCAGGAGCACACCTGGCGGCAGCTTTCCCGATACATCAATCCTGCCCGCGGACGTTTCGACGAGGACAACCGCACAAGCGAAGGCAAACGGCGAGATTATTTCCTTTTGGACCCGTACCCCATGGAAGCGCACGGCAAATGTGCGGCGGGTTTACATAGCGGCCTGACCTCCCCCTCTAGGCCGTGGTTTGAGTTGGGGCTGGCTGACGAAGAGCTGGCCTCATATCATACCGTCAAGCTATGGCTCGACGATTGCAAGGATATCCTCATGGATATCTACGCAAAGTCTAACGTCTATAATACCCTGCTACAGATTGAGGCCGAGCTTTCGCAGTTCGGCACGGCCGGGGCGCTAATGCTGGAAGATTTCAACACGGCGATATGGTGCAGGCCGTACACGTGTGGCGAGTATGCCGGCGACGTGGACGCGCGGGGGCGTATGGCAAAGCTGGCTAGAAAGATGCGGCTGAAAGCCTGGCAGATGATCGACGAGTTTGGCGAGGACGTTGTTTCCGACGCGGTCAAGACGGCGTACAACCAAGACGACGAGAAAGCAGATTTTGAAGTCCAGATGCTCATAGAGCGGAATCCGAACTATGACCCGGACGCTTTCGGCGTTGGTAATTTCCCCTGGCGGTCGTACTACTTCGAGAGCACGGCGCAAGAGAAATTCCTGAAGATATCCGGCTTCAACGAATGCCCGTTTCTCATGCCGCGCTGGACGACAATTGCCAACGGGATATACGGGACAGGCCCCGGTCATAACGCGCTTGGTAACTGTATGCAGCTGCAAAAGCTGGAAACAGTCAATATGCAGCTTCTTGAAAATCGAGCGAACCCTCCAATGATTGTTCCTGCATCCGTGGGCAAGGTCAACCGCTTGCCGGGCAAAATGACCCTTGTTCCTGACCCGACAATCGGGGCGGGAATCCGGCCGCTGTTTGAGGCGACGGGAAGCCGCGAGGAAGTATTACAGACAATCCAGTTCAAGCAGTCTCAGATCGGGGCCGCTTTTTTCAATGACCTTTTTGTAATGCTGGCGCAGCAGGACACGCCTCAAATGACGGCGCGGGAAGTGGCGGAACGTCATGAAGAAAAACTCCTTATGCTTTCGCCCGTATTGGAGCAGATGCACAACGAAGTCCTCGCGCCGCTGACAAAGCGGGCCTTTGAGATTTGCCTCCGTAATGGTTTATTCCCGCCTATGCCACAGGAGCTGGAAGGGCAGGAAGGGACCATCAAGGCGGAGTTCATTTCGCTCCTGGCGCAGGCGCAGAAAGCAGTCGCCACTCCGGCTATCGAAAGAACGCTTTCCCTTGCAGGCAACCTTGCAGGAATCTCGCCGGACGTTATGGACAATCTCAATCTGGACGACGCGATCAGAAAGCACGCTTCGCTTACCGGCACGCCGGAGAGCATCATGCGGGACGAGGACGACGTGCAGAAGATGCGGCAGGAGAGAGCGGCGGCACAGGCACAGCAGCAGCAGCTTGAGAACATGGAAGCCATGGCTCCGGCGCTCAAAGACGGCGTTGACGCTGCACGGCTCTTGTCCGAAATCAACCCCGACGAACGGAGCATTGGCTCCATCATGGGGGGTGCGTAAATGGACGGAGACAATCTTGCCTGGCAAATGTCCACCGAGAAAGGGCGGCAGTTTGTGGCAGAATTGCTGGACCTTTGCGGGGCTGGCGCTCTAGGCGGAACAGGGAATTACGCGACGGACTTCTACTCTTTGGGGCGGCGCTCCGTGGGAGAGGATATCCTTCGCATGATTCGCGGCGTGGAGGCGGTCGGGACTGACGGCCTCGCGCTGGAATATAAGATGCTTCGAGAGCATAAGAAAAGACAGGAACAGGAGGAAGAATAATGGCAGAAGAAGGCACTACGGCGGCTGTGGAAACTACTCAGACGGCAGACCCTATGGCGGAGGCTGCGGCTCCCGCTGCAACAGAGAC